GATGAGAAGCTTTAGGTACTCCTTTTTTCCCCTTCATTTTCCGGAAAGTGTTTTTGTTTAGATTTTCGGGGATTTAAGACCGACAAAATTCCGATTGCAATCCTATCTCTCTCGAGCTAAAACTTTCTTGAGAACTCCAATATCTGCTAAGATAAAACTTCGTACAGTCTAGAGGAAAAAATGGGCCAATCTGGAATAATCAACCTTGCTAGAGCGTATCCTACTGTAGCGACTTCGTTTCCCACCGACTCGGGGACTGCTGGACCTTTGCTTAATATTCTATCGGTTTTGGGTGGAACAAGCACATCAGACGATAGCGACGGAATTAGAACAACAGGCGCTGGTTCTGTTGTCACCGTTCAGCTCACAAATAGGCTTACTGGAACTGGGTCGACTATAGGGGCTGCCACAGCGGATATTGTCACGTTTAGTCTAGGGGCATCCACTGCTATATTTCGCTTCGTCTATCAAATAGTGGGTCGAGACACTGGAACTGGCGATGGGGTTGGATATACTATTACGGCTACGTTTAAAACGGATGGCGCTATTGCTACTCGAATTAACACCCCTTTTTCAGAGGACGACGAATCCGCTTCTCTAGTTGCATCGGGAGTGGACATGGTCGCCAGCGGAAATAATGCGATTCTTAGAACCACAGGAACTGCGGCTCAGACCATTTCGTGGAAGGCTGTAGGCGAATACATAACTGTTTAATTGAAAGGAGATTTTTTAGTGATTAAGCAAAGAACGATTCTTGAGGTTAAGATTGGTGAGCGCCTGTACGAATTGCACTGTGGAGCAGATAGCCCACTAGGCGAACTTCACGATGCTTTGATGCGGATGAAGGGGTTTACTGTTGACCGCATGATTAGCGCTCATCGTGAAGAGCAGGAACAAGCTGAAAAACAGGTAAATTGCGATGTCTGCTAGAGCTTTTTTTGATAGTCTTCGAAGCCTGGGGTTTGCTGGCATCTCAGCGGCTTATGCCGCTGTTGGAACGCCTTTTACACGAGTTGCCAGGGGTATTTGCATTACAAATAATACTCAAGGCGACATGCTATTCAGCGACGATAGTGCAGTTGTCGCGGGGAAAATATTTGTCGGTGCCGGTTCGTTCAAACTGTGGGATATTCAAGCCAATATTAACCCTCAATTTGATGATAAGTATGTCCTTCCTATCGGTACTCAATTATATGTAAAACAACTGACAGCTCCAGTATCCGGCGATGTCTATATTGAAGTGCTCTATTGATGCTAAAGCGATCCGATCTATCCAGACAATTTGAACTTGTCGTTCAGCAAGAGATAAGGAACCATCAAGTTTCTGTTGACGCAACGAATCAAGCGATGGATACGATACGTCGCGATATAGAGGAGTTGCAATTGGCACGAAGCAAAGAGGCTTCTGCTTTGCACTCAATTATTAGCGAGCAAAAAAGGACTATCGAAACTTTGGAGAGGAACGTCTCCGATCAAAAGAGAAAACTTGATTCATCAATAGGTATTCTTCATCTTCGAGCAGATAGGGACCATAAAGAAATTCAAGAAGTTATCGACGGCTGTCTAAAGGCTCATCGACATATAGAAGATTTGAAAGATAAGATTAGATCCTTAATAAACGATCAATCAAACTTCGACAAGTTGATTCGCAGCGGCCTTAAAGACCTTCGTCAGGAGATGGATCACGGCCTGAGTAGAGCGCTCGATATCGTGAAGGTTTTGTTCAAGGAAAGAGACGATCGTCCTTCAGAGATAGTAGCAGCTACATGTCAGTTAGAGCAAAGGATCCGTGAAAAAGAAATCGACGTAGAGGGAATCTACGGAGAAATCCGCGCATTTCGCCGCGATTGCTTCGTAGTGGAGAAGAAGATAGAAAATCTTTATTCACTAGTAGGGCGTCTCCAAAAGAAGGTGACATAGCATGTCTCAGGCTGGAATCATTGATATCTCGGGTGCGCTTCCATCCGTTCCAACTCTGTTTAATGCTGACGTTGGAAGTGCGGTCGCTATTCTCAATACATTGGAGATATTTGGGGATGCAGCACAAGGTTCCGCTACTTCCGGCGCTGGAAATACAATCACTATTACCAATCTCAACGCTAGCGAAACACAGACTGGAGTTTTGCAAACTTCTACGGATGTGGAATCGATAGCGGGTTCTTCTACTGCTGCAGCTGTCGTTCCAAGCTCTCTGAAGGCAAAGTTAGGCATTCAGACGGCTAATGCAATCCCTTACGGAACGGGAACGGCGGCCGCTTTAGGATGGTCTTCCGCTCTTACCGACGGCCAAGTGGTAATTGGATCTACTGGCCTTCCTCCTGTTGCTGCAAGCATTACCGCGGGTCCTGGTGTTGTTATCACTCCTGGGGCGGGTTCTCTGACGATTGGATTAACCGGCGGTGCAATAGGAATAGACTCCGTCACTCCTGATTCTGGGATTTCTCCTGTCGTTGCAGATGGATTAGGTAATATTAACGTTGTTGGAAGTGGAAGCACAACGACTGTTGGAACAGTTGCCGATACAATATCTGTGCAATTGACGGGTCTTACGAATCATGCTGTTCTGGTTGGCGCTGGTACTGCAACGATAACCAAAGTTGGTCCTACTGCTACTGCCGGTCAAGTGTTGCAGTCTGCTGGTGCCGCAGCAGATCCCGCTTTCAGCACGGCGACATACCCGCTTACGACGACCGTATCGCAGCTTCTATATAGTTCGGCGACGAACGTTGTATCAGGTCTTGCCACCGCTAATAAAGCCGTCGTGACCACCACCGCTACGGGAGTTCCTGTGGTGACAGCGCTAGCCACAGATGGTCAATTAATTATTGGTTCAACTGCTGGAGCTCCAGCCGCTGCTACATTAACGGCTGGCGCTGGTATAACCATCGCAAATGGAAGCAATAGTATAACTATTGCGGCATCGTCTGGCGGTTACACGTGGAACAACGTCACGGGCACTTCTGCGACGATGGTTAAGCAGAATGGCTACCAGGCAAATAATGCCGGCCTGGTCACTCTCACTATGCCTACGGTTGCATCCTCGACATTTGGGGATACTATTCGTGTCGCTGGTTTCGGCGCTGGTGGATGGTTGATACAAAACGTTGCTACTGGAGTAATCCACGTTGGAGATACTGCAACGTCGGCAGCGGGTGCAATAGCATCTACCAACCGATATGACTCCGTTGAATTGTTATGTAGTTCAACAACAAATGAATGGATAGTTTTAAGTTCAGTTGGAAATCTTACAATAACTTAACGGGTATAGATGTCTACTAACAACTCAAGCAATATACCAACTGGCGTATCCGGTACGATTCTACAAGGTCAAGGCGCTGGTGTTGCTCTTGAACTAAGCACGGCGACGTACCCGGCGACAACGACCGTATCGCAGATGCTATACAGTTCGGCGACGAACACGGTGGCGGGACTCGCGACGGCGAATAACGGAGTCTTGATTGCCAGCAACACAGGCGTTCCAAGCATGCTGGCGGCGGGGACGACGGGGCAGGTCCTTAATGCGACTACCGGAGCGCCTCCATCGTGGGGCGCTTCCCCTACGTTGAGATGGGAGCTTCTCGACCAAATTGTGGGACCGCAAAGCAATGCGCCGTCATTTTTGCTGACGGTAGCATCTCCCGAGCTTTACTCAGAGTATATTATTGTTTGTAATGTGGATTCCGTCGTTGGAGGAGGTTCGTATCCGCAATATCTTGTATATTCCGACGGCGGCACTTCAGCATACACAGCTATGTATAACAGGATTACTACCGCTATAAATGTATTTACAACAACATTGATTGAAGCCCACGATACTGTTGATATGAACCGCAAGCAAACCACTTTACATATTATTAATGCTGGCGTATCCCTCTTTCCTTTATTTTACGCGTACGGAATGACGAATGCAACCGCCCGAGGGATGGCGCAGGGGCTGATAAATTCAGGCGGCGCCAATTTTAACGCGTTCCGTCTGCAAATGGCTTCCGGAGACACTGGAATGACGGATTCGCAGCGATACTTCAAGGTCTGGGGTCGACGATGATTCGCGACCTCGGTGTAACATTACTTCTTGTTTTTTGCTTGATAGTCCTCACCGCAGGCGTAGCAGACTACGTTGTCGAACGGCGTGGCGGCGATCTAATCAAAGACGACAATCCCGCGGAAGAGCTTGTCGAGGATATTTTTGAAGATTGCACGGGGATCCAGATTGACATCTCCCCGGATACTTTGGAAAAAAAATAAAAGATAAAAACTTTAACCCCCAAGAGGAGCGAGGTTTCCTCCCAGGCCTGAAGGTCAGGGTTTCCGCCTCGTCAACAGGATGACACACGGATTCAAAAACGGCCGTCTCTTTGCAGAACAAGGGACCATTGAGCGCACTGGCGCGGGGGAATTTCTCTCGTTCGAAGACGGTACTAATACATGGAAATTATTTAATTCCACGGGGAACCCTAACGGCATCGTGACTGCTGATACCGGATCCGTCTGCTCTGATACTACCTCGGGCACTCTCTACACAAAGACAACAGACGGATCGAGTGTTGGTTGGGTAGCTACCGGAAGTGGTGTTACCACGTTCCCTACGGGGGTACTAACTGGCGATGGCACTACTGATGTCACGGGGTCTACAGTCACGCAATACGGCACTGTCGTTGCTGGCGCTTCTAACTCTGTGGCCTCTGTAGCACCTAGCGCTACGAGCGGGGTTCCTCTTATCTCCCAAGGAGCCGCAGCAAATCCCGCCTACGGTACTGCTGTGGTGGCCGGTGGTGGTACTGGTGCTACTACGCTGACAGGGGTTCTAACCGGCAATGGTACAGGTGCTTTTACGGCTAACGCCATCACGCAGTACGCCCCCGTTATCGGTGGTGCGTCCAATGCCGTCGCCTCTACCGCCGTCGGGACGGCGGGGCAAGTTCTCCAGTCTTCTGGAGCAGGCGTAGCCGCTGCCTACAGCACGGCGACGTACCCCGCCGCAACGACGGTATCGCAGATACTATACAGCTCGGCGACGAATACCGTGGCGGGGCTTGCGACGGCGAACTCTGCGGCGCTCGTAACCAGTAGCACAGGCGTCCCCAGCCTTGCGGCGATGACATCGGGGCAGCTCATCGTCGGGAATACCGGCGGCACGCCAACGGCGGCGACTCCTACGTCTATTGGAGGGACTTATCTTTCTGGAGCTGGATCGCTAAAGTACATCCCTGCGAATTATGAGCAGGGATACAGTAATTTTGGAATCTCGTACTCCGCTGGAACGTTCACCGTTCATGGTTACGACGGGGCAGCGCTAAGCGCAACAAACCCTGGATATGTCACTCTGCAAAGTAGGGGAACCCCTGGTCGATTAGTGACTATTCCCGTGACTGCAAATCAAACCTTCACCGACGGATCGTCGGGAACGATAGATAATGCTAGATTTGACGTTACAAGCGGCGTTAACTGGGGAAATCCCGTTCCATTTTTCCTGTATGCAGTTTCCAACGATAGCGAGAACACTATCGCGTTTATGATTTGTCGAAATCCAGCTTTTTCGAAAAGCGTAGCATCTACTCGTATTTCGAAATCAGGTGCTATCATCAACGGATCTCAAAATGATTTCTTTTCTTTACTTGATATCACCGTGACGGATTATGATAACAACCCTTGCGTTTGCATCGGTTCTTTCCGGATGACTTTCGCGGGAGCTACAGATTCTTGGACCGTGTCTACGCTTGCAGTCACGGACGGTATCGGCCAGTTTAACGACAATGTTTCTTTTTATTTCCCTCTAGGACAGAACGGCGCAACAGCTGGTAAATTTATGTTCGACAACGGTGGAACCGCTCCGACGTGGCAAATAGCCCAGTGTTTATACAGAGTGAAAAAAGATGGCTCATTATATGTAATGTACGGCTTTTACGGAGATGTAGGGGCAGATGGAGCGGGAGCGCAGAACGCGACATGGGTGCTTCCGCTTACGCCTGCTAAAGTGTCCGTAGTAGATTCGCTTGGGGTGGGAAGCTTGGTTTGTTCCGCACTGAGTTTAAGGTTCGTCGGCGTAATAAGTTCTGCGTCGGATTATTATTTTGAGCTATTGCATTCTGGCGGCTATGTTTTGAATAGCGATTTTGGCGACGGCCATAGGGAACTTAGCGCTTTGTTTACATGTGTAATTTCAAACACCTAATAGGTCTCCGATACGAACAGAAACTTTAACCACCAAGAGGAGCGGCACTTCCTCCCCATCATGAATGATGGGGTCTCCATGCCGTCAAAGCGATGAACCCAATCCGGCTCGCTCTAGACTATTTGTGTCCTCCGGCACCTTCTGATTGGCACAATATCGCCAAGGTGCAGCCCGCGATCGACAGCCTCGTGATCCTTTGGGACGGCAAACAATTTTCAACGAATACTTATTACGGAACGGACGGCAAAATTTATCTTTGGTGTCACAAACACCCCGACGACGAGGGAGTTTTGTTCTGGTACCCTCTGCCCCATCCGCCGAATTTTACGAGGGGAGCGACTTGAATTTTGAAATTGTGATACCGCTGTTGGCGATTTTTGTTACTATCGGGATCGTCTTTATTCTGGTCACTCGGGATGCTGCGGATTGATCGTACTAGACGGCATCCCTTTCGCCCGCAAGAGGCCTCGGGCGTTTCGGTTTGGCACGGGGATCCGGTTTTACGATCCGCAGCAAAAATTAATGGACGCCCTCAAGGCTGAGATCCGACGAAAGTGGACAGCGGCCCCGCTCGAGGGACCGCTTTGCTTAGAGGTTGTGTTCTATCTTCCCATTCCGGCCTCGTGGTCGAAAAAAAAGCGCGCGGAGCAGGAGGGAGCGCCGCACGCCAGAAAGCCCGATCTGTCAAATTTACTGAAGGGGCTGGAAGATTGTATGGACAGTATCGTATACCACGACGACTCCCAACTTTACGAAATCAAAGCCAAGAAATTGCAGAGCTCGATGCCACGGACGGAGTTTTTGGTTCGGCCTCGGCTCTGAGTTGTGCGCGTTTCTTAATCTTTTCTTTGTTTTTTAGATAATATTCCCTATAGTATTCTTTTAACATTTCCTTGTTTTTCTGCCAGCGTTCGCGTTGGTACTTGTGTTGGTATTCAGCAATCTTTTCTTTGTTTTTCTGCTGGTATTCGCGTATTCGCTCAGCAATCTTTTCTTTGTTTTTCTGCTGGTATTCGCGTTGGTACTTGTGTTGGTGTTCAGCAATCTTTTCTTTGTTTTTCTGCTGGTATTTGCGTTGGTATTCTTTAGTCTTTTCCTTGTTTTTTAGATCAGCTACTCCCTGCTAAAGCAGGAAGTTTGACCATAGGATAATCCTTGGTCTTCAAGGCCTGCTGACGGAGGCCCACCGCCCCTTAGGACGGAAAAGTTAGAGTTTCTTACGTTCTCTCTATACCTTGGTGTTTTACCTAGAGAGGAAAGTTTCTCTAGAACCACATACACTGTCAAACAACATCTCTCGACTAGCGAGAGTCAACCGTTTCTCCCCTGAGGCGAGTGTCTTACGGTAGAATATAACAGGAAAGGGTGTTAAGGTGAAGACGATCAAAAACTTTAACAGGAGGCTGCGCTTCCTCTCTGTCCTAAAGGACAGAGTACCCGCGCGAGCAATGTGATGGTGCTCGCGTTTGCGCTCAGCAATCTTTTCTTTGTTTTTCTGCTGGTATTCGCGTTGGTACTCCTTAAGCTTTTCTTTGTTTTTTAGATAGTACTTGCGTTGGTACTCCTTAAGCTTTTCTTTGTTGAACTTATCCAAGATCGGCCTCGGCTCTAAGTTGTGCGCGTTCCTTAATCTTTTCTTTGTTTTTTAGATAATATTCCCTATAGTATTCTTTTAACGTTTCTTTGTTTTTCTGCCGGTATTCGGCGCTATATTTCGTTAGGCTTTCTTTGTTTTTTAAATAATATTCTCGACGCTGTGCACTTATCTTTTCCTTGTTTTTCTGCGAATATTTAATCTGCTTTTTCTTAATCTCATCTTTATTTTTTTCGTAATATCTATGCTGACCTTCTTTAATCTTATCTTTATTATTTTGATAATAGACGCGTTGGTATTCTTTGGTCTCTTCTTTGTTCACAAACATCTCCAAATTTCAAATAAACTATACACTGCCGCGATTGCTAAAAAGTCCAACGCGGCCGTTCGGAAATTCGTTCCCGTAAAATTGACCCTAAAAACTTGGACGGCGCATAGCCCGCCGAGGAAAATAATCTCTTTCAATCGCAGTCTCCTACGCAGTCCTCGAAATCACAAATTATTTTAATCTCGTCGTCGATGGCTTGGATTGAATTCCATTTTCCTTCTGGAATCACCATCGTAATTTTTTCGAACTCTGAATCGCCAAAAAAATATAGCGCGCCTTGGGCGAGATGCGCAGCGGTGGCTATTATTTTAATTTGCTTGTTTGCAACCTCGGCGATATATGTATTTTTTCTTGGCTGATTCGCAATGTCCATCGCCATTTTTTTACCTGGTGAAGTGTTATTTTAGTTTTTGTCTAATTTGTTGGCGTCAAGCCCGCAGTGACAGCACACGCCAGACGACACCCAATTTGCGTAATTATCCTTCCCGCAGGATGGGCATGTCAGCATGTATAGCCTTCCGTTGACGGGGAAACACCCCTTTGGAACTTGATTAATCGCCGTCGCTTTCAAAAAGATCCTCGATCGTAATTTCTTTATTCGTAAACTCTTCGACTCGTTCCGCAGTGCGAAGGTTGATTTTGTGCTTTCCGTTAAACCAGCGCGACACTGTGGATTTTGTAACGCCTATTTTTTCGGCGAACTCGTAATGGGTTATCCCTCTACGCCTAAGCCACATAAATAATTTATTCATCGCCAGCCCCTACCAGGGAAGCCCTCCGCTCGAAGGGGGTATTGACGCTTTTACAGCCTGTGCAGGCTGTGTAGCCTGTGTAGGCTGTGTAGGCTGCGTCTTCACCCATGCGTCGAACGCCTCAAGGGCAACTCGGCCAAACTCGTCGGCATGCCCCTTTTCCCTGAATCGAATGATATTTAAATATTTCTTTTCACCTTGCGGATTGGTGTATTCCCGCTGGGGCATGTTCAACCAGCGGTTGTTATCCTTCTGCCAAATGCAGCATCCGTAAATTTCCAAACCTGTCTTCGGCACAAAGATATCGAGATACCCTATGCAAGCGCCCTTGTTGATAGGGATGAACTTCAAAATTTCAATGGTCATTTTTAATTGAAAACCTCTGATAAGTTGTTTTTTTTCTGTACTTCTCTAAGTCAATCCCTGAATCAAGGGCGGCTTGCTTGTAGTCGTATAAATCTCTAGAGACTGCTGCTATTTGCGTCATCCCAACAATGCAGTTTGTTGCTTGCGGAATGCTTTCAAGCAAATACTTTCGAGCGACCTCTTCGCGATGCTCAGCTAACTTTAAGTCGCACTTTGCGGTCCGCCAAATCTTTTCGTTTTCGAGAGCTATCGGAACGGTTATCTGTACGTAGTCCCTTTCTGTAAGAGCCGGCGGCATCCCGTCTTGAACCATCCGCCAAAACTCCAGCATCGCGGAAACCATCTTCTCAATAAAAGCATCGTCTCGAAGCAGTAAAGTTGTATAAAGCTCTGTCGTCTCGGGGTTATATGCGACAAACCATCCTCTGGACGCCTCCGCTGCATACATTTGGCACTGCATCTGCGCCTGGTAATTTTCCGGTATTCCGTTCTCTCGAATCTTTGCGAAAGACGAAGCGCCAGGCACCTTGATCTCGACAATATCGCCGTCGTCGGTCATCCCGTCCAGGGACGCCCTGATTATCGAGTGAAAACTGGACTCCACACAGCAAGGAGGCGCTAGCTTGCCGTGCTCCTTCTCAAAAGCCTCCCGCGCCTCGTCCTCGTAGTCGATCCCCCGCTGCATCGCGGGGGTTGTGGCTATTGGGTCCTCGAGGCCCATCATGCGCTTCCAGAGCTGGATCGGCGTCTCCCAAGGCGATGATCCCATGATCGTCGCCGCTGCGCTTGCGCCTAGTCCCTCGGACCTCCACTCGTGCCACGCTGTGCTTCTTTGAACTAAGTCGATCAACTTCATGTGGACACCAAAATGTAAATTGAATAAGTGAATAACGTTGCAAAACAGATGACACCAACGAACAGAAACAAGTCGTAAAGATCGAAGCCGCTCATTTTACATGAGCCCATGTTTTGCCTTTTACCAGTGAGTCAATGGTTGTGACTGCGCTCGACGCATTAATGGCAGTTGCTGCAGTTGCATTAACCGTAGTTGCATTTGCAAGAGTGAAGGTTTGATTGTTGATGAGCAGGGCGGCTTCTTTGGGATCCGTGCGTCTTCGTGGAGATTGAGAGCCGCTTGGAAGGTCCTCTTCACCTCCTTCTTCATCTTCTTCCACGTC